AGACGATTGGCTGGAAAGGCCCGGCCGCGGTGAAGGCGGGAAAGAAATCGGCCGCCGTGGGCGTCGCGGCGTCGCCGCTGCCGAACTGCGGTTGATCGGGCTCGTCAATGCCCGTCCCCGGCGGCACGACGGGGGTCGGGAAAAGCTCGTTCTCGCCCATGCCGATCTGTGGGGGAGGTAGCCACGTCCCGGCAGTGCCGAGCGGGAACGAAGGCGGAAGCGCGTCGCCCGCTTCGATGACGGGCTGCACGATGCCCTCGATTGAGGGCGGCACCGGAGCCGACGTGATCGGGGGAGGCGATGCGCCGCTCATACCGAAAACGCCTGTGTGATGTTGGCGAAGCCTGCGCCGGCGATGACCACGTTCTGGCCGTCGGCGAGCACCGTCCCGCCCGAACTCATATCGATCAAAACCGTTCCGGGCGCGCGTTGGAAGGCCCACCCAAACCAATTCGGCGGCCGGCGGCCGGGGAGCGGCCGAATCGGCGGGTCTGTGCGCCCCACCTGGCGTTGCCAGGCGCGCCACGCCTCGAGGTAGTCGTCATGGCGCGGGAAGGCCTTGGGGAAGGGCGGCGGAGGGGGCGGGCAGAGCGGCGGCGGCGCGCACTGGACGCCGAGCATCTTCGCCGTCTTGGCGATGGACTGCCCGTTGGGGTCAATCGTCGCCGGCCCCCGGTTGCGCGCCTTGAGCTGCACCTCGGGCGGCCCGTATCGGCGGATCTGCGCGTCAACGAGCCAGACGGGCTTGCCTCGAGGCGGCGGTAGGGGCGGGGCGGGCGGCGGCAGAGGCGCGGCTGTGGGAGCCTGGCCGGGCAGGAAGCCCGTCCCTGGCGGCCGGGCAGGGTTGTGCGCCCTGACTGGCGGCCGAAACATGATGACGCGGTTCGATCCGGTCTGCACAACCCACGCGCCTTTCGGCAACACGAAGCCGTGGCGATGGTGCGCGAGGTTCACGGTGCGCGGCCTGCCGAACGGCGACAGTTGATCGCCGGGCGGGCCGGGCGGCCATGCAGAAACCGGAAGCATTAGAAGTCCGCGCCTCCCGTGATGCCGTTGATGATGACGCCCGTCGAGGGTTTCGAGCACACAAGGTTGAGCGCTGTGAGCGACAACCCAACGCTCGCGATCTGGCCTTGCGGGATGGTCGAGTACCAGCCGGTCCACGCGAAGTTCGCATCCTCATGGATGACGAGCGTTATGTACTTGGAATTGAAGCCGTAAGCCGTCCCTTGCGGGCAATTCAGATCGAAAAATAGTGGAGTATCGCCAAGCAGCAAGCCGCGAAAACCACTATTAACGGGATCGTCCTTTCCCCACCGCGAAGAAGGATCATTATTGTAACGCTCCACGCTCATGAAATCGGTGAGGAGCGTAGTCCAATCTTCCACCGACATTACGACGAAATCGAGCGCTTCGCCGCCCGAGTTTTTGACCGCCGCTAACATGTTGGGAATGAAGGCGGAGCGCGTGAGCACGTCGCCCGCGCCGGCGACCGAAAGGCCCGCCCAATCGGGATAAGTCGAGCGCAAGAGCCCGCCGTAAGTCCCCGTCGCACCGTAGGCGTCCTGCAACGAGTACATTTGCAAAACGTTCGTGGTCGGCGGGCCGAACAAGCTCGTTGAGAGCGCTTGAAGCGCCGAGTTCTTGAGGTCGTTGAGCTTGAGCATCAACCTCGAGGCGACGGCGATGGCGTCCTGGGTCACAAGTTGCTCGAGGCCCAAGCTCGAGACGGGCGTCGCCAGACAGCACATGTTGAACTCGGCGTTGACGGTCGCGGCCACGTCCTGGGGCAAGTCGAATTGGCCGGCAGGGCCAATCCACGACGATTCGACATATTGGCCGGTTTGGACGGGTTGCGTGTACGGCGACACGCCGCCGCTCGCCCGGATCGCGTTGCGCAACAGAAGCGCGAGGAGCGGGTTTTGCTTGTAAATGAGAATGACCACCATCTGCGCGAACACGCGCCGAACGGTCGCTTGAAGCTCGAGCCCAATTGGGCCGCTCGGGATGATGCCCGCGCCAAGAATAGGCATTAGTAGCGTCCTCTAGCTGCCTCCTGGTCGCGATGAATCGCACTCAGGATCTCCTGCCGTCCCCACGCTTCCGGGTCTGTCGCTATCTTGGCAAAGTCAGGCTGCTTGTCGTGTTGCCAACGAGAGGTGTCTGTCGGGTCGCTCGACTTCGGATTCTTTGACGCCCGATAGCCCGCGGCAACCTCGTAATCGCCGATGTTTTTTTCTTGCATGAACTTCTCGAGTTCACCCATGGCTTCGTCGGTAAAGCCATATTCGGATTGGACGCGCGTCCGCGTCGTGCGCCAGGCTTCATCCTCGGCTCGCTGGCGAGCCTCGTTGTCGGCCTTTTGCTTGTCTTGCTCCGCCTTCGTGAGTCGAGCCTCGACTTTCTCCTCGATGTCATAGTCGGGGATCGCGAGGTTCGGGTACTTTTGCTTGATAAGCCGCTTGGCTTCCTTGTTGAGTTTCGGATCGTTGTAAATCGACTCAACGAAGTCGGCGGTCTGCCTCTTTTGCTGCAAAAAGGCATATTCCTCATCTGAGATTTCACGCGGCATGGGGGGAAACCTCAGTTGTTATTGTTCTTGCCGACGATGCTCGGCTGGACGGGAACGCCGCCCTCGGGCTTCGGCACAACCTTGGGGATCGCGCCCCACTCGCTCACCTCGGATTGCGTATCGACTTGCAAGATCGTCCGGGGCGGCGTCTCGGGAGGCGTCGTGATCGGGGGATCGTAACTACGATTCTGAGCCATTACCATTCTCCACTTCGTCGTCGTCGTTGACGGCGGCCAGGATCAAAAACGCGATGGTTGCGATGAGCAATCCGCCGCCGATGATCTGGAGCCACGTCATCACGCCCCCGGCATCGGCGTTGACGGCATCGGGGCCATGCCGGGCGGACCTTGCCCGGCCGGCGATTGATCGTCAGTCGCGCCCGGCTGCGCCTGCCCTCGCTGCGCCTGGATGCGTTGCAAGAGCATCTGTTGGATGGTGCGGCGAAACATGTCCCCGAGCATCGTCTTTTGCAGCCCCGCGCCCGCGCCCACGCCCGCCTGGCCCAAGTGGCGAGAGAGCCGTTGCGCGGCTTGGAGCGCGTCACGGTGTAGCGGCGAGCCGGGCGGCAGTCCAATCGCGGCTTGTTGGATCATGCCGACGGCCGCCTGGATCTGGGTCATCGAGTCGGCCATGTTGCCGGGGCCGGGCGCTGAGACTTGCGGCCCCGCTTGATTGCGCGCCATGGCGGCGAGCATTGGTCCGCCGCCGCCAGGCGGCCCACCCTGCGGAGCGGACGGTTGTGGAGCCTGCGGCCCACCGCCTCCGCCGTCGCCCTGCGAAGGATCGTCTTGCGTGATGTCGCCGTTGGCCATTCATCAACCCCAAGAGCGCCGCCCCCGACTCTGGGGGGCAAAGTCTGCGGGGGCGGCTACCCGAGCGCAAAAGCTCGGATGGCGCAGGAAAATAACCGCTACTTGGGCTTCCGTCCACCAGCGCTCTTTTTGCCGCCTTGTGGGAAGCCCAAAACGCCCTCGATAAGTTCTTTCTGTTCCTCTTGCTGCGCTTGCTTGGCCTGCGCCTTTTTCCGGTCGCGCAGCCGGGCGAGCAACAGTTGCGCGCCAGGCGGATGGAGCATGTGGATGAGATCTTCCGAGTCGATGGCGTTGGCTCGGGCGAGCGCGATTGCAACTTGCCGGTTGTCCTCGGCGAAGGCCGGGCTCGCCGAGTGAGAGTCAACCTCGACTGAGAAATTGCCGGGCAGATTCGAGAGGAGAAAATCAGTCCCCGAGTCCGTCGTGTAAACGAGCGCGTCCATCGCTTGCATGATCTTGAGCGCTAGATAGCCGACCTCGCCAAGCTGCCGCTCGATCCGCGCCGCTTGGTCGATAAGCCGGCCGCCTGACGTGCGCACAAGCGTTTGCGCGTGAACGCCGGCCCGCACGCCAGGCTCGCCCTGGCCGCTCATAACGGGTGAGAAGCCAGATGCTTCGTCGAATAGCTGAAACAGGAATTGAAGCTCCTCGAGATAGTTCTCTGGGGGCGGCTCGAGGAGCTTCTGAGCCTTGGCGTTCGGATTGGGGTCGGCGAGGAATCCGCCTTCGTTGAGGAGCTTGAAATAGCTCTCCTCGGTAACGCCGGTGAAGCCGCTCAAGAGCTGCGGCGCGTTGACGTTCCTGTCCCACATGACTTTGATGTCGCGCAGGCGCTTGTTGAGAAGATCCTGCAACATCTGGACGTCGGCGATCATGCTGCGGCCGAAAAAGTAGCCGGGTGTTTGCTGCGATTGGACCTTGGTGAATGGCGACTTGCCAGGAACGCGCGAGAGGTTGCGCCGCGTCTCCTCGCCCTCAATGATGATCGGGTCTGCGCCATAGACCGCCTGGATAGTCGTGTAATCGCCGCGGTCGCGATCCTGAATCCACACCTCGCATAGACGCACTGTTGGGTTGAACTTGTGGTTTGGCTTCCACGGGACGGGCGTCGGGAACACGTTGACGATGCCCGCGGCGCTCGGAAGCTCGCCGACCTGGCCAAGCGGCTGCAACCCGCCGACCACCATGGAGTGGAAATAGGTCGGCTCCATCTCGTCACGCTCGGTCGGCCGCGCCTCCTCGATCCGCGCCATCCATTCTTTCGCTCGAGGATGATCCTTGAGCATGGTGCGCATCTGGGTGAGCGTCGGGAACGAGACGTGGCAAAACGCCTCTTGTTCGTCGAGCGCGAGCGTCGTCTCGCTCAACACGCCGAAATTCTGCGGATGGACGGGCGCGACCTTGAACGAGCCGCCGTCGCCGTCGGGGAGCGTCTTGAGAAGGTGACACCCGTTAACAAGCGACCAAATCACTGTCTCGGCGAATGACACGTCGGCGTCGGTTTGCTTGAAGTCGGCCGATAGCTTCTCGCTGACGAGCTGCGCGCGGTCGAGCACGCTCTCGGGCTCGCCGGAGTCGAACACGACGTTGAACCGGACGTCGGTCGGTTGCATGAGGAAGCCGGCCAGCTTGTCGATAAACGCCTTCGTCTTGTTATAGATCGCGGCCTTCGAGTCCGACGTCCCGGTGTAGTAATACTGCGCGGCCTTGGTATAGACCATGCCGCGCTCGCTCGCGCTCCCCATGCACTCGTCGATAAGCTCTTTCGACCACTCGGCGAGGTGTTGCGGATTGTTGGGGATCTTGAGCGCCATTTACCACACCTTGATCGCCCGGCGTTTCGAGGCGGCTATCAGATCCGGTTGCTCGCCCGTCCTGAGAGCGCCCTGCAACACGTCGAGGCCGTTGCCTTGCGGCCCCGAGTCGTAGCGAGTCTGCCGATGCGCCCGGCCGATGTCCACGGCTTGCTGTAGGGTCGCCTGGGCGTTCTGCCAGGCGGCGGCGGGAAGCCCCTCGGTTTGATCCTTGTAGCGGATCTTCGGCTTGCCGCCGGCGCGGCGGTCGGATTGGAAGTTGGCGACGTTGTAATCGTTGGCGATGATGTCCTCGGTAATCTTCGCCGCCTTCGCCCGCACGCTGCCGCCGATGGCCGGCGGGCGAAACTGTTGCTCCATCTCGCGCGCATCGCACGACTCGCAAGATGGAGGCGGCGCGTCCCATTGATCCGCGGAGAGCACAACCTCGATCCGATGGAAGCACTCAGGGCATTGGAATGAACGCGCGATAGGCATGGGTCACTTCGCTTTCGGCCAGGTCTGCGCCTTGACCGCCATCATCTGAGCGGCGAGCGCATCCATGATCGCCTGCCGCCAGATGAATTGCTCCGGCCCTTCATCTGGCGACTTCTCGAAACCATCGTGCAGGATGTCGATGATTTCCGCATAGAGGCCCTTGAGCTTCGCCACGGCCGGATCGCCGCTCGGGTTGAACGTGAAGCCGACAAGTTGCTTGCCGAAGCTCTCGGCTTCCTTGCGGTCGAAGCCTGTCATTCCGCGCTTTCCCAATCGGTCGCGAGCAAGTCGCTTTGCGAACAGAGCCACGGAACAAGATCGCCCTGCGCCGTGGACATGTAGACGTAGGGCAACGTCATTTTCGACTTGTCGTCGGGGACTTGCAACTCGAGCCACATACCCTTGCCGTTCCATCCCGCGCGCCGCACGCGCTCGCCGTCCTGCAATTCCTTGACCGCCCACCCAATGGTTTGCATGGTTCATACTTTCCAGGTTGCCGCTTTAACCGCCCACATTTGCGCACCTTGCGCCTCTGTAATAGCGATGGCGTAAAGCCGATGCGCCTCGCTGCCGCCCATGAGCGCTTGGCGGCTTTCATCACAGATGTCGATAATCTCGGCGTAGAGTTCCTTGAGCCTCGCCACCTTGGGGTCGCCGCTCGGGTTGAACGTGAGCCCAACGGCCCGCTCGCCGAATGTCAGTTCCCGTGTCTCCGCCTGGCTTGCCATCAAAACCTCTGCCGCTGAGTGTTGGCCTTCTGGTTTATCTTCCGTATGTGCTCTGAGAAGGCGAACGAGAGCACCGTCGCCGGGTTCGCCGGCGGAGGCTTGCCCTTGACCGACTCCCACGTCAAGTTGCGCGCAACAAGCCCGTTGCGTCTCCACTCAACCCATGTGTGATGCGCGAGCACGGCCGCCGAGACAAGGTCATCGTTCTCGCCCGTGTCTGGCCCCGCGCCAATCCAGCCTTCATCCTCGACGATGGCCTGGATTTGCTGAATGAGGCGAATGGATCGAATCTCGACACGGCGCAGCATCATCGAGTCGCGAAACTCGCTGTAGACTTGGTGCTTGTTGTCTTGGTTCGTTTTCCAGGCGACCACGTTGCCGCCGCCGCCGAGCGTGTCGGCGCGTTTGTAGAGAAACCAGCGCACCGCCCCGATCATGTCGAGGATCTTGTCGGCGTCGTTGTCGGCTTGAAGGATGCCGCGCTCGGCGAGCTGGCGGAGGTTGCGCACTTCGGGCAGCACGGCCGCGCCGACGCCCGACACTTCGATGTTGGCGAGATGATCGCGGTAGCATCCGGCCAGGTGCGCGAGCACCCATGAGAACTGATAGGTGAGCGGCTTGTTGGATGCGAACTCGGCGACTTGCACGATGCGGTCGGCGTAGCATCGCCACACGCTGATCGCGTGATCGTTAGCCTCGCCGCCCCCGCCCCCCGACGGATCGCCGCCGATGACGTACACGGCGTTTGGGCCGATCTCCGGCGGCTCCCACACGCGGAGCATCACGGAGTCCCGGTCCTGCGTCGGGACTATCCTCGAGCCGAGAAACTGTTCCTCGAAAACGTACTTGTAACCCTTGTAGAGCGGCCCATCCGTCAGGCTCTCGTTGATCTCCAACGTCCTGCCCGCCGGAAAGAACGATGACCCCGAGGCTATGAAGCATTCGCGCTCTGTCCATGGAAAATGCCTATCCATGTACTCGGGGGCGCGAAATTCGCTTTCGCGTCGCCACCATGCGATTTGCGTGGGCGAGACGGTGATACCGTAGTTCTGCTTGACGAAGCGCGCTCGCTTGATCTCCTCGTCTTGCAGCGTTCCGTCCCAATAAACTTTGTAATCCGGGTCGGATCGCGGAATCGAATAGGTCGGATTCGCCCAAAAGCCCACGAAGATAAACCGCATGTGGCGGTCTTGCTTGGCTTGTTGACAGAAATTGTAGTACCAATTGAATCCGTTCGCTATCGACTCCCACACATACAATCGGGTCGGGTTTAAGCGCGCAAGCGACGCTTTCAGCGACTCGACACCCGCCAGTGATTTCCATTGTGCGCACTCCGTCGCGTGCATCATGTTGAGCGCGCGGCTCGCGCCCAGATCGGGATTGCTCGCCGCGGCCAGAAGATCGATGACGCTGCGGTTCGCGAACGCCATGCCAGTGCGGTTGTTGCTGACGAGCTTGTGATCGGGCGAGCGCCACTCGGGCGGCAACGTCTCGAGGAGCGAGGCGAAGATCCGGCGCAGGCGCTCAAGGTTGTCCGTCCGGTCGGCAATGATCGCGCCCTGCACGCCCGGATTGGCGAGCGCCCAAAACAATTCGATCACGCTGCAAACCGTCGTGATCGCAACCTGGCGGCACTTCAAGACGACAAATTCGTGGACGCCCTCTTGTAAGCCCTTCGCCACGGCGTCGATAACCATGCGCTGCGACATCCACGGATCGACGTGGGCGCGGCCCTCCTCTTTCGTGTCAATCTCGACGGCGCTGAGAAGGTCGTAAATTCCCTGCCGGATGCTAGGGGGTCTTGCCATGCGGCGCGTCCATCGCTTCCGGCTCCTCGGGATAAATCAGGCTCAACGCCATCTCGAGGATTTGTAACCACCGCTTGCGGTCATTGGTCCGCCAGGGATCGCCAGGGGCGGGCAGATGCTCGAGCAACGCCTCAATGATCGGGTCAAGCTCGAGCCCGTCAGGCTCGCCGTTGGGCGGCTCCGCGGTGGCGTATTTAGGCGACTTCGGCATGTGCGCTCCCTCGACGGCCATAGATCACGTCGCCTCGCCGGCGCTTCCATCGGCCGGCCAGATAGCCTTGGAGCACCGTTTCTGGCGTGATTTCATGCTGGATGGCAAGGTCGAGGATGCGCGCGGCCCGCTCCTGGCGTCGCTCGGCGCGCTCGGCTTCGGCGTCGCGCATCTGTCGCAAGCCAGCCTCAATCGCCTCCATCCGCTGCAAAATGTCCTCGAGGCGCGATCTCAACTCCTCGTTGTCCATCCACAACTCTCCATGGTAACGAAAAACGCCGCCCCTCGGGACGGCGTTCTTACGACTCCTAGTTAAGTCTGTCTGCACTGTGTCGCCAGCGGGCTTGTCGCCGCTGGCGGCCTTTTTTCAGTGCGGCGGATGCGCCTTGATCCAGGCGTCCGGGTCAAACGGCGCGGAAGCTGGCGGCGTGAGATACTGCGCCCACGGGTCGGGCGGGTCAGGGAACATCCCCATCCATGCAAACCGCGCGCCGACAACGAGCACGATGACAAGCGTCGTGTAGCCGACAACGCGCCGGAAGCCGCGATTGTACGCGAGCAACACGAGCACGCCGACGATCACGATGGCCCATCCGTCGCTCACTGTGCGCGCTCCCGTAGCTTCTCGAGGAGCTTCCGGCCCTGGCGGCTCAAGCTGTAGACGCGCTCGCGCCGGTTCTCGACGCTGACCTTGCCAACGACAAGCCCCGCGCCAGGCTCCATGCGCCGGTCATGGTCGCCAAGGTCGAGGAGGTTGCGGCTCATGGTCGATTGCGCGCAGCCGGCGAGCTTCGCCAGCTCGCCCACCGTGCGGCCCTCTTTCTGCGCCACAAGCACGAAGGCTTGCACCGCTCGAGCGGGGATCGTCCCCCGCAACTTGAGGAACGGCTCGAGGAGCGCGAGCAACTGCGTCATCCACGGATCAATGTCGCCGTCGATTATCGTGTGAACCTTAGTCCTGGCCGCCATGCTTCACCTCCGCGCTTAACCGCTGTTCCAATTCCGCGCCCTTCGACGTGAGCTTCCACACGCCGTCGCCGACGCGCTTGCAATAGCCGCGATGCGCCATCTTGCTCAGAGTCGCGCCAACGCCGTTCGGGTTGAGGCTGTAAGCCCGCCACATCTCGCGTATGCCGTCGAGCGAAGCGTCGAGCTTGAGCGCCCGCAACATGATCGACACGCCGTTGGGCTTGCCGCTCTTGCTGGCCCTCATGCCAAGCTCATAGCCTTTGCGCTTGCGCTTGGGCGGGCTCGCCACGACCATCTTGGCGATAGTCGATTGCCGCACGGGGCCAAGCTTGGCTTTCTCAAACCACGCCTCGTTCGCCTCGGGGATTTCCAGTTCCCCGTCGCGCTCGATTCGCATGTCGCTCACACCAGCCTCGCCGCGCCCGAGCGCCTTGGTTAGAAGGCCGATCAACACGACGCCTTGCTCGTTCTCCTGATCGATTGTCAGGGTGATTTTCAGGCTCATAAATCCACAATCCCAAGGCGCTTGCCGTAGCGCGCCAAAACTTTGTTGACGGTTTGAGTTTTCGGGGAGATCGTTTTCCCCGAAAACCAGTTGCGCAGCGTCCCCCGCGACACACCCGTATCGCCTGAGATTTCGCTGTAGCTCTTGTGATCGATAAGCGTTCGCATCTCATCGATCACGGGCCGCTTCTCGACGAAGTTGTAGGACTTCGCGAGATTGAGCACGCCGCGACTCATCCCCACGACTCCACCTCCTCGCCGCGCCCGAATTTGTAGAGAACGATCCGCTTGCCGGTCGCCCTGGCGATCTCGGGAACGAGGGTTTTCATCACCTCGAGCACGACTGGCGAGCCGGTTACGAATGTCGTCGCGCCAATGCCGGGCAGGAAATGCGCGACAAGGCCGCGCATCCCGTTGTCGTCAACCGAGAGGAACGCATAGAGTTCATCCAGCGTCCGCTCGTTTGGCGGGTTATGTATCGTGTCTATCATAATGTCTCCATGTATCAGATATTGTGACGGATGTCTTTCGTGTCGCCCTTCTCTGGGTCGAAAGCGCCCGTCTCGAAATTCATCTTGACGCACTCGAGCTGAACGACCGGATGCCAGACTCCGAGAATTTCGGACAACGGCACATAGTTCCGGCGCGCCCATTCCTTGTGCGCCTGCATCTCGGCGAGCGTCGCGCCGAACGGGTTATCAGCTCGCTTGGCCATCGCTCTGCCCCACTCGCTCGAGCTTGCCGCCCGCCCAACGATAGTTGACGGGATCGTCGCACTCGGTTGCCCGATAGTCGCGAACGAGCGTCCAACGCATCGCCAGATCGTAGGCGTTGTCGATTGCCTCCTGGCGAGTGGCGAAGCGGAGGGCGTTGCCCACCCACTTGCCGCTCGAGTCGGCGATAACTTCCGGCTTCCATGCCATTTGTTCTCACTCTCCGTTTGTGTGTTGTGTGTGTTAGTGTAAGTCTGCCGGCTTAACATAGCATCGTGTCCGATTGTGTCAAGCGGCAGAGCGAACGTTATTATCGCTTGT